GCAGTGTAGTGGCCTACAACACAGCACAGATCAACGAAGCCTTGCACTTTGTACGTCCTGGAGAACTGCGTGGTAGTTACACAGACCAGGAAATGGTCAGCATGGGATTCCGGCGATCGCAAAACGGCGCATGGTACATAGATCAACGACGTTGGGATATGCTGGTACAGCAAGGCAAGCTCAGAGAACAACATGGTGTGACAGAAAACTCTTCGCAACCAACTTTTTATGTCAGTTCAAACGACAACTTTGCCACAGCATTTGAAGTTGAAATGGTCATTGGTACTGACAATGCAGGTTTCTTTTCATATCAGTATTTTCCCAAAACCAATGATGTGGAAAATGATGTTGATATCCACTCTGACCAATACAGAGGGCAAGGCTACGGCAAAATGCTGTTGTTAAAGGCCATAGAAACTGCCCAAGAACACAACTTGCCATTCAAGACAGACCGCAATGGAGTTACACCTGAACAAGGCCATGTGTATAAGAGTTTATTGGCAGATAGAATTATTAGAATGAATCCTGACAAAACTATCACTACCACAGGCAGGAGTTTACCTGGTGCTCAAGACGTAGAAGAAAACTTTGCAGATGGCAAGGTCAAAGGCAAAAGCCGTCCAGGACGGGTAAAACGTGCAGGTGCCAGTTGTTCAGGATCAGTTACAGACCTACGTGCCCGTGCTAAAAAATACGGCGGCGAGAAAGGTAAAATGTATCATTGGTGTGCCAACATGAAGTCAGGTCGCAAAAAGAATAAGTAATATATTATGCGAGCAAGAGAACTCACAGGACACCGTTGGACCTCAACAATCACTATCAAGAATCCCAACTACACAGGCAGGGTTGAAGTGAGTGTGTATGCGCACACCCAAGCCGAAGCACGTCAACTGTTGAAAGCTCAATACAAGATTGAAGACCATCACATTGGCTCAATCAGGAGAGCGCAGTGAGAGCATGGGAGTTAGGTGAGGTGCAGATACTGAAGAAGGTCCAAAAGAAGGGCCGCAATCTCTATCAGCTACCTCGTCGCGGCAAGCCTATACCACAAGGCTGGGAATCAGAATATCTCGGCTTTCCGGTGGGTCGCACCAGCGGATTAGAAATATGGCAGTACAACGAAGGACCTGTGACATCGTACACTGTGTTTGACCCTGACACACGCAGAGCTACCTTGACCATCAGTGGCAGCCGTTATCCAGACAATCCTGAAAGTTTCATCGTGTTTGGATTGTATGCCGCGCCAGGCAATCCTGTGCGAGCCGCAGACTTTTATAAGTACCTTATCACCAAACAGGGCTTGACCATGATATCTGACCGACTACAGAGTCCCGGCGGGCTGAGGGTTTGGCAGGAGTTAGAACGTCGTTTCCCGCAGAGTATCAGTGTGTATGGGTTTGATACCAAAACCGACGAACCCATAAATATTTCAACTCGAGATACATCAGACACACACGTTGAGCCCGACGAAGTAGACAACGCCGCACCGGGCATGAAACGAGAACTACAGCACCGAGCACGTTACATTAGATTAGTGGCCACAGCAAGATGAGAGCACAAGATTTCATACCTACCAATAGAGAGTTTATACTCTACATCAATGGTAAACCTGCAGTGAAATATCAGCAAGAAGCCGATGCCTTGAGAGACATGGATCATCTCCGACGTAAAAATCCTCAAATAAAACTAGAACTCAAGCACGAAGTATGTGGCATTGAAACCTTACGCAGTATCAATGAGTACAAGATAAACAATCAATCGGGCATTGGTGCTGTTCCCTACAATCAAGAAGTTGACTACTTTGGGCTACGAGTAGCCATGCGCCCCAGCACATTTCTTAAGTTGGCACTGCCAATGAACAACAGTCGCGAAGACCAACAAAGCATAGAACACATTATCCAACAAAAAGATACCGAAGGTATTGGTGCACCATTTTTAAACATTTCAATCCCTCAGTCCTGGGAAGACGGCGATCTAAGTCAACCTGCGAAAGTTATCGGGCACGACGGTCGCCACAGGATGGCAGCCATACTAAAATCCGAAGGTGACAGACCTGTGGAAACTCATTTGTTTCCTCAATATCTTCGTCGTAGAGATTTTGAAGCCCACCCAGAATGGGTCGAAGCACTGAACAAGCAAATCATTAGCCAGCGTAGGACACCTATGTCTGGTCCATTTTTCCAGGAGAATGCAATGAACGAAGCTATGTTTGAATATATCAATGCTGTTGAAGAATCTACCAAGTCTGCAAACCCTGGAAGCAGGCCCGGAACGACTCGTCAAAAAGCCGAATCTTATTTAGGAAAACCCATAGACGAAACTCTCAGCGCCACAGACCTAAAAAGACTTCGTGCTAAAACTAATAAAATAAAAACATCCGAAAGCAAGGCTGAACGACAGCGTGGTATACAGCTCAGCCGCCAAGCCAGTTGGTACAGTAACTTCCATAAATGACATGCTGTTACGCAGACGGTAAATATTGCCATGCGTAATGAATTTGTTAAAATAAACTTTGATCTCCACTGTGATTGGAAGCGTGTGCCTCCCAACTACAGAGTGTATGTAAATCACGAACTCTTTGCTGAGCGTACTTACATATGGGGTGGAACACAATACATCAAGGAGATGCTACAGCTCAATGCACCTCCAGGACGGTACACAGTGCGTGTGGATAATCTTGGTGATCCTGATTGTGTTTTTAAAATGCGCGGCATGACTGTGGAAACTGGTTCTGCACAAGTGCTAGATAGTAAAACTTTTGAGATCACAGCATGAGAGCACATGAATTCATTGCAGAAAACACAGTCAGCGGCGGCATAGCCACTGTGGCCATGCCCATGGGCGAGGTAATCACAAGGACCGGTACAACAAAGCCCACAGCTAAATATACTAAGACTTCTAGGAAACGGAAACCCGATGTTAGCAGACGATTTGAAAACTCTATTGGCCAGTAACTTTGCTTACTATGTCAAGGCACAGATGTTCCATTGGAACGTAGAAGGCCCTGATTTTGTGCAACTGCATGAACTCTTTGCCAACATCTATGAGTTTGCCTATGGTGGACATGACAAAATCGCCGAGTATATCCGTACCTTAGATGACTATGCCCCAGGCAGCCTTGAGCGTTTCAACGAACTCAGCCAGATTCCTGGACAGACCAAGATTCCCCGTGCTCGACTCATGATTGAAGAGTTGTTGAGTGATACAGAAACACTGAAGACTCTAGTGATGAGCACATTCCAAAACGCACAACAAGAAGGTCGCGAAGACGTGGCCAACTTCATGGCCGAACGTCAAGATGGGCTGGGCAAGTATGCCTGGCAACTCAAGGCCACCCTGAAAGATTCGCGAGCATAAACATGGCAGATCTACGCAAGATACTCGAATCTTTCACTCGCATAGAACAAGAAAGCCTCAACGCCGATCAAAAGAGCGTGAAGCAACTGCCTGCACTTTTTAAACCAAGAAAGACATCGCCACAGTTATCAGGACCTTATCCTGGTGCAAACGCTACACAGGGATACCTAGTAGGCGAAGGTGACGAAACAGGTTATGGCAGTGAAGTAGGAGACACTGGTGCAGATTCCACACCCGATGGTGTGAGTCCAGACACTCAATCATTTTTAAATGAAATGGACAGCGATAATCCGGTGGCCATTGCCATCGCTCGCCGTATCCGGTCGCAACGCACAGACTTAGTGACAAGGTATGGTGACAAACTGGTGGATTTGGCCATTGATGAGGTCGCAGACTACGTGGGTGATGTAGAAGAGATTGGCAGCAGTGATGTCAGTGGTTGGGTACGACAAGTTGAACGCATGCTGGATGAGAATCCACCCGAAGCCTTTGGTCTTTCAGAAGCCAAGGCCACAGAGGATGTTATCTCTACTGTAAAGAAGAAGCTAGGCGATTACTTGGCTGATTTATCCAAAGAAATCAAAACCGATTCTGACCTCAAAGACAAAATACCGCAAGACGCAGAAAAGATATCACCTGCGGTAAAAACCATTACCACAGATGATGGCAAAGAAATAAAGATACATGGCAATGAGGATGATGGTTTCCGTATCACCATCCGAAACAAACCACATTCAGCTAGATTTGAAAGTCTAGATCATGCTGTCATGGCCTGTGAGATGTATATGAATCGTAAAAGAAAAATGCGCGAGCAAGTGCAAAACGAAGACTACCTGGAAGAACAAAAATGAATTTATTGAACTTGATTGAAGACAGTAACACAGGCTACGACAATCTACGTGCCCTGATGCAGGCCGTGCAAAACAGTCAGGATGCCTTGCTTACCATAGGCGGCGAACCCGTCACGTTGACATATCCCGAAGCACGTTTTATCTATGGCAAGTACAAAGCCTATCTCAAAGCTGGCCGTCAAGAAGAGTTCATCAGCGATCTTGGAGACCCTGTGCGTTTTGATCTACACATGCGTCAACTACGTCAACTGCTAGACAGACAAAAATCATTCCGCGGGTCAGTTCCTGGTGAGCGTGGTGTTACAGGCGATGTTCCACAAGGTCAGCTAGAAGAGATTTCTCTACAGGACCCCAACAACCCCACGCAACAAACAGCAGGCAAGATCAACTGGGAACGCATGCTCAAGGACTACATGGAAAACAAACCATACAGCGAGTTTGAGTTTTCTGGAGACCGTCCTCTTACAATCTATCGCTCACAGATCTATGCCATACTCAAAGACTTTGGTCGCATGAAACCTCCACAAAAAGTCAACATCATACTCAACACCTTTGGCGACAAGTATGCCATGGTTGACTACATCGATAAGCTACGTTCCAAAGGTATGATGCCTAAAAAGGTACCAGCCTACATAGCTCCCGATGCCAAACCCGTGCCAACAGGGCAACTAGATCTTCCTGGTATGGGAACTCCTAAGATCAAAGAAGCCGAAGGTCAAAAAAAAAAATCTGATGCAGGTCTAGACGGCACCACAGCACGTAGTCCCAAAGTACAACGTGCTTTCCAACTGGCCCGTGCGAGACAGGCCGCGGCTGGCAGCGATATCGAGGCCTTTGTCAAAGATGAGCTAGAAAAAGCCGAACAAGCACAGTCCGAAATAGAACAACTCAAAGCAGAAAACGATCGTCAAGATCAACAGATCCAGCAGTTGGCCGCAAAAGCGAGACAACAAGATCAAGCGGCATCTACTGCCACTGCACCCAAGGCAGAGCCTGCCAAGGCAGAACCACCAAAAGAAAAACCCAAGGCTGCTGAAAAACCCGCAGAGCCTAAGAAAAAAGAAGAACCCAAGGCTGCTGAAAAACCCGCAGAGCCAAAACAACAACGCGATCAACCTCGTGCTGAGCCCGCACAGCCTGACAAGCCATCTACAGTGGATCAACCAGTGCCTGGCGATACCCAGATACAGATTCCTCGTCCTGAACCAGTTGGAGTCCCGGACAATGTTGTACAGTTTCCTGGCACAGCTACTCGTCGTAGAAAAGGCCCCAAGAAAAAAACAGGTACCACTGGTCAGTCTGCTGATCCCATGGTCGCAGCCACAGCCGGAGTTGATATTCCTCACTTTGCCACAGGTACATATGGTCTCCAAGAAGACCAAGAAGAACTACACGTTGGCGATCCTGTGATCATCAAAGGCAATGTAGAATACGGTGGCAAAACCGGAGACATTGTAGGCTTTGGTCGGGACAAAAACTTCGTCATAGTAGATCTTTATAACTTTGGTCAGCATGCTTTCCATGCCAGCAACGTTGAATACAATGAATATGCCGATCAAGAAGATTATCTTGACGAAAATCAACGCATGGACAAGTTCAACATTGCACAGCCTCCTGCAGGTGGTACAGACAAACAACGTGAACAGTTTTTAGATGCTCGTGATCGACTGTTCCGCCAGATGGCCAATGCATCACCTGGAGAGAAAGAAGCTATCCGATTAAAGATAGCTGACCTCGAAGGCCAAGCACAGTCCAAAGGCATCCGTATCCGCGAAGCAGGAGAGTTTAATCATGGTGGTTACAACGCCATCCGTGATGTCAGCGACTGGGCCGAAAAAATGCGTGTCATGCGCGAACTGCAAAAAGACATCGCACTGATGAGTGATCCTGAATCCAAAGAGGCTGTACAACAGCGTATAGGAGACCTGATCAAAGTGGGCCTCGAGCGTGGGTTTATGACTGAGGCATTGAGTGACAAAGCCATGGCTGTGTTACAGCAACTCAAAAAGCCCGCCCAGGCACAAACACCTGCCGCAGTATCTCCAGAGAAACAGGCAGAGATAGATTCTTGGGCGCAGGATTTTCAAAAGAACACAGCCAGCAAACTTGGAAAACAGGTAGTAGCACCCAACCCGCAGATTGATCTCAATGTTCCAGCTGAGCCAGCACGACGTCGTGGACGTCCTAGCAATGCCGAACGTGCTCAACGTCATGAAGAATTTCTTTCTCTCAGACGTAGAATACAACAACTAGACGAGCTTATCAAGATGAAGGAACAGATTGACAAGCTGTTCTTGAAAGCACAGAATGTGCGTGGTGGTATCTACCCTGGCCTACAGGCCGATATCGAAGCGGAAGAACTGTATCCTGTGCCACAAACAGATCGAGAGTTTGAAGACCTCCAGGCCAAATATGCCAAGGACCTCGACGCTCTGCAAAAGTTCCTGGCCATGAAGAAAGCAGTGTATCGTGAAGATGAAGGTGACATGCTGGGGGAAAGCACTGCGTTGGTCCGACTGAAACAAGCACGTCAAACCTTGGGCCAGCAAGGTGTGGCAGAAGATGCTGAACCCATGGACCGTGAGTTTGCCCTAGTCAAAAAGCTAGGTAGACTGGGTGAACGCATTGTGCAAAATCCCAAACTTTGGGCCAAATACGAAGAAGCCAATGACAGCAACAATACCGACTGGATTGTTAGTTTAATCATGGAAGGGACAGGTGCCACATTCAAAGAGGTACTGCGTCTCAGCGACTTGTTTGGCGAGATAGGTGGTGGGCTGGGCCGTATTATAGATTTTGCCTGGGCGGTAAAAGAAGGCCATTGGGAAGAAGACTTCCTTAACCCATATAGAGAGTATAGAAATAAATGGGATATGGCGGAATCGCAGACAGATTATCAACGTCGTAGACAGCGCGAGCGTGACGTAGATGCTGGCAAGCCCGTGAGCCGTCAACCAAAGAATCCACAAACAGATTACGCTAAGAAACGTGCCAAAGACCGTCGTGACATGGAACTAGGCGAGCAAGGTGTGGCGGAAGACTCACTAAAGGAACTTGCACCTGCTGGCGGCAAAGGTGGCGGGTATCGAGGCGGACGATTTGGAACAGGTGGCGGTGACGATGATGTTGGCGGCAATGACCCCTACCAATATCCCGAGCCACGTCGTTACAATCGAAGCATAGACTTCTTTGGTCGCTTTGAAGCTGATCATTTTGACGACGAAGTTTTCGATGATGCCACTGGAGAGTTCCGAGGTTACTGGGACGATGCGGAAGGTCGAGATCAAATTGCTTACTTCAAGTTTGACAATCCTACACGCACTGGTGACGATGATCCTGGCATGGGCTGGTACTATGAGCCACAACTTGATGAAGCACAAGATGCCTGTTACAATAAAGTTAAAAGTCGTTATAAAGTTTGGCCGTCGGCCTATGCATCGGGCGCACTAGTACAGTGCCGTAAGAAAGGTGCTGCCAACTGGGGCACAGGCGGAAAGAAAAAGAAATGAGATACAGAGAGATCCTCGAAGCCTGCTGGAAAGGCTATAGACGCAAACCCGACACAGCAGAATACTCTCCAGGAAGCTGTGAGAAAATCAGCGAGGATGAGCTTGAAGAAAATCTACGCAAGTGGTTTAAAGAAAAATGGGTGCGTTTTGGGCCTGATGGCAAGATCCGTGGTGATTGTGCCCGTGGATCAGAATCGGAAGGCAAGCCAAAATGCCTGCCACAGTCAAAAGCACACAGTCTAGGCAAAAAAGGTCGTGCGTCAGCCGCGGCCAAGAAGCGCAGAGAAGATCCCAATCCCGAACGTAGAGGAGCCGCTAAAAATGTTGCTACTAAAACTGACGAAGCACTTGTAAAAAAATCTCAACCTTACAACGATAAAGATTGGATTAAAAAATTAAGTCCAGAAGAACGCAGTAAACTAGCAGGGCCTAACTACAAAAAACAAGAAAAAGGAGCAGCCATCAACGTGGCGACGAAGAAAAAATGAGAACCTATAACTTTACTATCAACAATACTCCGTATACAATCGTAGCTAGAAACTTTAGTCAAGCTCTGGAACAGCTACGACAACTCATCGCGTAAATACACAAATGAGAAACTACATCAATCTAATGGAAGCTCTGGAAAAAGGCTGTCCTCCTGCTACGCAGAGCATTGACCTTAACTTAAAGAATCGTCAAAAAGCCATTGACGAATATCATTATGGTCCACTGAATCCCAATGAACCCAATGAAGAATACTGGGCAGAACTAGCTGACGAATGGAACACTGACGACATTGAGTCAGTAAAAAATAATCGTTGCGGTAACTGCGCGGCATTTGACATCTCCGAAGACATGCTAGATTGCATAGCCAAAGGCATAGGCAGTGAACCTGGATCAGATCCACACGATACCATCGATGCTGGTGATCTAGGCTACTGTAAGTTTCTCAAGTTTAAATGTGCTGCCAAGCGCACCTGCGATGCCTGGGTAGAGGGCGGCCCTGTTACAAAATGAGAGCACAGGAGTTTGTCAACGAAAAGTGGAGCGAGAAGTACAAACGCTCTATCAACTGCGCCAACCCTCGAGGGTTTAGCCAACGAGCCCATTGCCAAGGTCGCAAAAAGAATGAAGACATACAGATTGACGAACGCACAGCCGATTACGTACGAACTGTGATGAACGCTGCCGCGGATGAAATGAAATCTCATGGGTATCGTGCTGTAGGACAACTTGATGATGAAGATCTAGAGTCTGTGGCACAGCGAGCTGGCACATCTTTGCATGATGTACAAATCATTTTAGGCATGGATCACATGCACGAGCAGTTAGATGAACTCATGTTCAAAGGCAGCCAATGTACTAAAGACTGCTCAGGGCACATGGCAGGCTATGAGTGGAGCATTCGCAAAGCAGGTCGAGTACCTAACTCACACAGCCCCAGCTTCAACAAAGGTGCTGCCATACAGAGATCAGGCCTATGAACCCATATCCAGTGTATCCCGAGGATGATGGCTACGACCGGCCACGCAATCCCTATAGTCCAGTATGAGATTGAACGAAATACAGCTGGGTCGTAGTGTTACCTACAACTTCTACGACATCTATGCTCTAGTCAAACAACGTGAAGGTCGACCAGGACTGACCATACGTTTACGCAATGACCGTCCAGCAGAAACAAAGAAGTCAGGAATCTATGTTTGGAAGCATCCAGACTGGGGTTACTTTTATGTAGGCATAGCGGCTGCCGACAACTTCACAGCACGTTGGCACAAACACATACAAAAACTCTTGGATCAATGCACATCAGCCGCACAGATGCATAACTGGAAACAGTTTGCTGACCGATTTGCCGCGGCCGGCTATGGCATAGATGATTTAAAAGATGTGCAGTTACGTTTTTATCCCATCACCACTGTGGCACAACATGGCAACAAAGAACTGTTAAAGGTAGAGCTCAAAGCCATTGAAGATAGACTAACAGCATGGCTCAACCCTGCCTGTAACTATCAATACGATGCTACACGGCCCAGCGCCACTCGATTTCCTCCACCGAGGACACCTAACACACCTTAGGACCGCTATGGTGCGTGGCCGGCTGCTGGCCTGACTGACGGATTCGCTACCCCTAGGTCAAAAGTGAGCATATATATTCACATGAGTTTATATGTCATGCCAGAAGCTGTATACGGGTCACCTACATTTCCTTTAGGGTGGCCCGAGATGAACTGGTTAGCGGAACTTCCACGGGATACCTATTTTGCTCTGTGGGTAAACTTACCAAGTCTTGATAGCAGACAAATAACACTGCCTCCTGGTCATTCTTTGTATGTGATTACATTCCACCAAGAGCATTTTGATGTTGATTGGATTATGCAACAAGTAACACGCATAGATGCTCCTGTTATCATTCTTAATGATGGATCGTGTTACAACATACCGTTGCCTCCTAATGTTTATTTTTATAACTATCACAGTTGGCATCATCACTTAGATACTATCATGCGATGGCATCCCAATAGACAGCCTCGCAACATCAAATACAAAGTTAGTAATATCTGCAATCGTGTCAGCCAGTCAAAAATGTTTGTATTCACTGCTTTGATTGAAAATCTTAACCGCTCTGAATTGCTGATTAAACTAGGCGACTGGGTAGAAGATAAAAATGTGCATGGGTGGAGTCTCACAGGAGTTAACGAGCTCGACGATCTCATGCAAACATTCAAGACCAAGTATCTTGGAACTACGATTGAGATTGATGATTTTGACTATACCACTGGTAAATTTCAAAGTGTAAACAGCGATCCGTGGCAGCCAACTTATCTTGAGGCAGCATTACATTTTGCCAGTGAAAGCTATCACTACAGTCTCATGCATAACAACTATGGTAAAACTATAAGGCCTGGCCCGCAGTTCTCTGAAAAAACGTGGAAGTGTTTGATTGCAGGTACACCATTTATTCCAGTTGGGCAGTTTGAGTCCTACAAATATTTTCAAGATTTAGGTCTTAGATTTGATTATGGTGATATTGATATATCTTGGGACAGTGATCCAGGTAATCTTACCCGGTTATCTAAGATAGTAAACATGATTAAGTCTTTAAAAGATTATAGCATAGGTGACATTGTATCAATGACCAAAGACAGTACTGATCACAACACTGACCATATTTGGTCCGGTGATTTTTATCGTCGTTGCCAACAGCACAATAAATCTATAGCAGAAGAAATAATCAATAAATTTAGATAGCATGAAAAAAATATACATTTGCGGAGACAGTTTTGGGTGTCCAGACTTTGAGTGGGACATAGATCCGTGGCCTGTGATTTTGCAACACCAACTGGGAAATGAATATGAAATAATAAACCTTTCAATATCCTGTGCGTCAAACTTCTTGATAAGAGTACAAGTAGACAAGGCAATCAAAGAGTCAGCAGACTTTGTTATTTTGTTGGGTACCAGTAGCACAAGAGAACAAGGAAAAGTAAAAAATAAACCAGCACACTTTGCTGATCTCTATGATAGATTCCGCAGGATTGGTCAGCAAGATCCTGATAGATCGAACCGAGAACTTGCGTGTTACTCTATGGTATCCTTAAACGATACCTGTGAGTTTGAACCCAAAGATGTAGCTGTGTTGCGAGAATACTATGGTATGATATTTGATCTAGATTTAGAAATACAAAAAAATCAGTACATCATTGAAAGTTCTTTGTATACTCTCAGAGAGAACAAAATACCATTCTTGTTTGACCAAGGGGGATTTGAAAATCCAATATTTGGTAATGTTCGAGATCAAAAATATTTTTCCAACTTTGAGCAATACAAAACTCAAATCAATCAGTGGACCTTGGCCAGCAGATTACCAAACTCTAATAGATACCATTTACATATAGTAGACCAAGCTACACATCAAGACATTGCCAACGACTATTGCCAAAATATAGTTGCTTTTTTCAAAAAAACATAGTATAATAACTCATACATCAAGGAGATCCAAATGGACAAAACATTCAATGGCGAACAAAAAATCAAACTCACACAAATCATCAACGAAGGCATGCAGGTCATGCACGAGATTGAAACTCTCACAGGTGGGCTCAATGATACTATCAAAGCCGTGGCCGAAGAACTTGAAATCAAACCCGGGGTGCTTAAAAAAGCCATTCGCTTGGCACACAAGGCCGAGTTTGGTCGAGAACAACAGGATCATGCCTTGCTTGAAACTATTTTGACCACTGTTGGCAAAACTCTGTAAATACTGTTTTAACAGCGGGTCGCCCACGTCACGGGCATGCAGAACGGTATGTGCGAGCCATAAGTCGCCAGGAGAACAATGAGTTACGTAGACGCACTTTTTGATCGTGAACACGATCGCATTCATGTGGTAGAGCGCCAGAACGGGCGCAGGGAATACCGAGAGTATCCAGCCACATACATCTTCTATTACGATGATCCACGAGGCAAGTTCCGTAGTATCTACGGCAATCCTGTTTCGAGATTCAGCACTCGTAACAACAAGGAGTTCCGCAAGGAACTGCGCATACAATCAGGCAAAGGTATCTATGAGTCGGATATCAATCCTGTGTTCCGTTGTTTCGAAGAAAACTACAAAGGACAAGATGCTCCTAGATTGCAAACAGCATTCTTCGACATTGAAGTAGACTTTGATCCTGAGCGTGGTTTCAGCAGGCCCGAAGATCCATTCAACCCAATCACTGCTATATCCTTGTATTTAGACTGGTTGGATCAGCTGGTGACCCTAGTCATACCTCCCCGGCACATGAGCAGAGAAACAGCAGATGAGATTGCCAGTCAGTTTGAGAACACCATAATCTTTGATCGAGAAGAGGACATGCTCAATGCATTCCTTGATCTCATTGATGATGCTGACGTACTGAGTGGTTGGAACTCAGAAGGTTTCGATATTCCATACACCGTGATGCGCATCACTCGTGTGCTTTCTAAAGATGACACACGACGTATGTGTCTCTGGGGGCAACTGCCTAAACAGCGTACCTTTGAACGCTTCGGTGCAGAAAACTTGACCTTTGACTTGATTGGTCGAGTACACATGGACTATATGCAACTTTACAGGAAGTACACTTATGAAGAACGACACAGTTACTCGTTGGATGCCATCGGCGATCATGAGCTTGGAGAGAGAAAAACTCAGTTTGAAGGAACGCTGGATCAGCTATACAATCAAAACTTCAAGACATTCATCGACTACAACCGGCAGGACACCATGTTGCTTGCCCGCTTGGACAAAAAGCTACGATTTCTAGACCTTGCCAATGAACTGGCACATGCCAACACTGTGTTGCTCCAGACCACCATGGGTGCTGTGGCAGTGACAGAACAGGCCATCATCAATGAAGCACACGAACGTGGCATGGTAGTTCCCAACCGTAAGGAGAGACTCACAGATGAAGACACGCAAGCCGCAGGTGCCTATGTTGCTTATCCCAAAAAAGGCATCCACGAATGGGTCGGAGCCATTGACATCAACTCGCTGTATCCCTCGGCTATTAGAGCCCTCAACATGGCGCCAGAAACCATCGTTGGGCAACTCCGCCCGGTAATGACTGATAGGTACATCCGAGACAAGATGAATTCTGGAGCCAGCTTCGCCGCTGCCTGGGAAGGTTTGTTTGGTAGCCTTGAGTATACCGCTGTGATGGAACAAAAGCCAGGAACAGAGATCACCATAGACTGGCAGGACGGCGAAGAAACCGTACACAGTGCCGCAGAGATTTGGCACATGATATTTGACAGCAATCAACCCTGGATACTTTCAGCCAACGGCACTATCTTCACATTTGAAAACGAAGGTGTTATTCCTGGCTTGTTGGCACGTTGGTATCGAGAACGAAAAGAACTACAGGCCCGGTTAAAAGAATCGACTACCAAACAAGATCAGGAGTTTTGGGACAAGCGTCAGTTGGTCAAAAAGATTAACCTCAACAGTTTGTATGGTGCTATTCTTAATCCTGGCTGTAGATTCTTTGACAAACGTATTGGCCAGAGTACCACTCTTACTGGTCGCGCGATCGCATTCCACATGGACAGTTTTGTAAATGAATGCATCACTGGTCGGTATGATCATGTGGGAGAAGCCATCATCTACGGTGACACTGACTCTGTTTACTTCAGTGCTTGGCCTGTGTTAAAGAAAGAAGTCGAACAAGGTACTATGGAGTGGAACAAAGAGATTTGTGTCAAACTCTATGATTCGATCGCTGATCAAGTCAATCAAAGTTTTCCAGGATTCATGGAACGAGCTTTCCACTGCCCTAGAGAAATGGGAGCAATCATCAAAGGTGGTCGAGAACTGGTAGCAGGCCGTAGTTTGTTCATTACCAAGAAACGCTATGCTGTCAACATCTACGACAAAGAAGGCAAACGCAAAGATGTGGATGGTAAAACAGGATCAATCAAGGCCATGGGCTTGGATCTGAAGCGCAGTGACACACCCAAAGTCATCCAAGATTTCTTATGGGACCTGTTGGAACGTGTGCTCAACGGGTCAGGTAAAGATGAGATCGTTGAGCGTATTCGAGAGTTCAAGTATGA